CGCCCTACGAGAATTGCATATTTTCTCCGAGGCCGATCTTGTATCTGGAAACATCCACTACGAGTTGGAAGTTACCAACGAATTTCCGGTCCCTGTGGCTTCTGTCAAGGCGGGATTCTTGCTAGCCTGGGTAGTGGCGCAGCTTGCCCCACATTTTGACCGAGTTGAGGTGTGGGAAGAAAGCGCGGATAACCACGGTAGGCTGACGCGCAAGAGCCAGTCCAAGCAGGGAGCCCTGAATAACTACTCCTACATTGCCCACATCGTCTGCAATGAAAAACTGCGGGACCACTCAAATGTGAATATCCACATGGGAGACGGAACCAAATTGCTGGCCAACGTGCTTGGAAAGAAGTTCCTTATCTCTCACGGCCACCATATCATGGGTCAGATGGGAATACCCTACTACGGAATGGAAAGAGACCGGGCCAGAGAAGCCGTAAAGAGGCAGAATACCGACAAGACCTTTGACTACATTTCTATCGGCCACTGGCATGTACCTGCAATTATTAGCGGAAACATCTTAGTCAACGGTTGCCTGACCGGAACCACGGAGTTCGACCACATGAGCGGGCGTCATGCGATACCGTCCCAAGTCAGCTTCATGGTTCACCCCACACACGGATTGTTTAATTGGACTGCTTGGAAGTTGGTATGACCTAGGAAGAAAAACGCGAACACAAGAGATTAGCCTCGCAAGAGTGGCGTGAAAACAACAGAGAGCGCCACCGAGACTACCAGAGGAATTATAGATTAGAGCATCCGGAAGAGTGCAAAGCAAGGAACGATAAATGGAACGCCGAGCATCCGGAAGAAGTTGCTGGATACAAAAAGAAGTATACGGAAACCCATCCGGGTGCCAACAACGAGAGTTCGGCTAATTGGAGACGAACACATCCAGAACACAAGCTAGCTTTAACAAGGCAGCGCCGAGCGAAGGTACGAAACGCGGAAGGCACCATTACAAAAGAAGAATGGGCTTCTGTGTTAGAATTGTATGGACCAGCCTGTTTGTGCTGCGGGAAGATCAAACCGTTGACTATGGATCACATTATACCAATCGATTGCGGTGGTTCACACACCATAGACAATGTTCAACCGTTGTGCCTGAGTTGTAATTCGTCAAAAGGTACGAAGACCATCGACTACCGACCCAACTTAGAGGAGAAAGCAGCATGAACAAAGAACTAGCTAGTCCATTTTCCGGACAACGCGATGCGGGCCTCTTCGAAATCTGGAGAGGCTGGCTCGCCGATCTTGGGGGCAAATACGAGCCGATGCGCAATCTTGAAGAGAAGAAGCCGCCTACGGGAAGGCGCGATCCGGACCGCAATCCAAGGCAGTATGAGTTGCCCGCCGACAAATACGCAATCACCAGCAAGGGGACTGTGGTGAGATTGGAGTATGGGGGATGAGAGTTTACTTAGCCGCGCAATACCCGAGACGAAACGAGATGCGAACGGTCGCCGGAATCCTCCGCGCCAATAACATCGACGTAACCAGCCGGTGGATATTCCTCGACACCTCCCCGCTTGATTCCAGCCTCAACGATTTAACCCCGAACGAAAATCTATTGGAGGCGTATCGGGACCGAAATGATATTGACGCAGCGGACACCCTTGTGTTCTTCGCAGAAGACCCGAACGTAGGGTTTCCCCGTGGAACCCGCATGGTGGAATTCGGGTATGCTATGGGTAAAGGCAAACGTCTGATCGTCATCAGCGGACCAGAAAACGTGTTCCAATATTTTCCCGAGGTAGTTCACTATGCTTCCCTTGGAGACTTCTTAGACGCGGAGGGGATTCAAAATGCCGATACTTCCGACTGACAAGGAGTCTAGGAAGAAGCTGCCTATGGGTCGGGGAGTCTTGGACTATTTTCCACTCGCACTGGCGGAGGTTTCGAAAGCCTCCTTGGACGGAAACCTGCAACATATGCCTGACGAGCCATTGCATTGGGACCGGAGTAAATCCAGCGACGACGAGGATGCGTTAATCCGCCACTACATCGACCGGTACGAAGTGGATGAACGCGGAGTCGCGGAGTGCGGACGGCTTGCGTGGAGAGCCCTCGCGGTCGCGGAAAAGATTCTGGAGAGTAGAAGAGAACTTGACAAGGAGACATAATGTTCAAACAAACAAAATCGGAATTCGGTGGGGTAAGGAGCCTGATTAGACAATTTCCTCATTGTGACCAGAGAATTCTACACGCCCCCGGAGAATGTGAATACTGCGATCAGCACGGGGAGTGGCAGTCCCTTCGGGTTGCTTGGGGAATAGCCTTCACTGGGTGGTCTCCAGAAGAGACGGAACTTCCTTGTCCGGCAGACAACGCCAGGGGAGACAACCATAAGAAGTGGGCCGGAAATGTCGCCAAGCCCGTGCATAACCATCTTGGAGGATCGAACGTATCGGGTTGTCCCGCCTGCTTCTTAGAATAGTCCGGAAAATGGACACAGAAAAGCCCCAGCATCCGAGAGGACCTGGGGCTTAACTTTTTACCGTTAATTAACCGTTAAGAGTACACCCGAAACAGGGGAAAAGGCGTCTATTAGCTAGTAGAGGGATATCAAAAATTTCTGTTTAAATAGGCCGCCTTATGGAGACATTTCAAATGTATCAAATTTATCTCATGGCTAATCAAATCGCAGAGAAGTATTACGTGGGTCAGACTATGCAGGGGCTTTCAAACCGTTTAAGCGATCATCGAAAAGCTGCTCGAAAAGGCGTAGAGACCTATCTGTACAAATCCATGCGCTTCTACGGAGAACAATATTTCACAATTTGCTATCTAGGAAACGGGGGGAAAACGCAAGACGAAGCTAACGTGGCCGAAAGATTTTGGATAGCCCTGCTGAAGTCGAACAACCCCGAATTCGGATACAATCTGACCTCTGGCGGTGGGGCCGGTCGCATCCTCTCAGAAAGTTCCAGAAAGAAAATCGGAGACTCCTGTCGAAAACCCAGCACGCCCGAGCAGGAATGTTGTGGGTGTCACAGGATAAAACCCCTAGAGGAATACCACATAAACAACGCCGTCTCTAACGGACGAATGAGTCGATGCAAGGAATGCTGCCTCCAAAAAGCCAGAGAAATCTATGCCCCTCAGGCCCGCGCGACTGCGGCCCGTATAGAAGCCACCAAGAATAGGGTGGAACGCGCCTGCAACAGATGCGGAATAGTAAAGCACTTAGATGACTTTCCGATTTGCAAAAGCGCCCCAGATGGGCACAGATACTCATGTAACGGGTGCTGGCCCAATCGACACGAAATCCCAATTAGAAAGGAGACTGATCTGTCACCATGTTTAGAAAACGCATGAAGGTTGGGTCCTTCAGCCGTTCTTCCGGTCTGAGATTTTTCATAGCCTGTGCAATATACTTCTTACGAACCTGTAGCGTGAGGGGCAGCAAGGCCGTTCTTTCGCTCGGGTTCATCTGATCGTAGAGTTGGAGATATTCCGGCCCAGGCAACCTTGAAGCGCGGGTGTACAAAGAGGCCAAAGGCGCGGTGAGGTCCCTCGTCTTTTTGATGTTCTCCGTAAGTTTCTTCAGATCATCTGTGTGGAGTTGACCCGCAGCATACATTTTGTAGATATCTGGCAGGGACATTTCTCCCGACCGTACCTTATCTTCGAATTCCATCATGGTACGATGACGAGCCATCTGAGCCGGATCAATCGGACCCGACTCCGTGTGGTTCGCCGCCAGTTCGCTAGCTAACTTCTCTGCGGGGCTTGCATAAGTTTGTGCTGTTCCTCCGAGAGCTTTCACGACTTGCCCAACGTTGCCTACTTGCGGACCAGTGCTAGTAATAGCTTGTCCTATTGACTGCATCGGTATCGGTGAAAGGCTGCGTAGAGCATCGGCCCACAAATCGGTAGGGGCTAGCTTTCTCCCATAGTTATCGCGTCCGGAAAGTAGTTCTTCTCCGGTGTGAATAGTTGGAGATAGGCGACCTTTGATGAAGTCAACAGGCATAGTCGCGGCGTGCAGCAAATCTCCTGGCAAAGTACGAATTCCGTAGACAATTTCCTTGCCTTCGCGGTTACGAGTCGCCAAACCAAAAGGAGCTTCGTAGTGAGCATTACCCGTATTCATCAAATTTAATACGCGGGCAATCCCCCACAGGGACATCGTCATTATAGCCATCTGTCTGCGACCGATACCCCCTTCATCCTTGTTGAACAACCGAGCGCCGGATCGCATTTCTGCTTCGAGCCAGTCTGGTGCCAAGAGCATCAACCGCCCCCAGTCCTGGGTTGTGGCCGATCTTCCCATTGCTTTCCAATTGATTCCACCAAAATTTTCGTTGGAGTGTAGTGCCGCAGCTTTCGCTATCCGATCTATAGACCAGTCGGGGTGGGAGTTTCGATACTCATCAAACAGGTGCTCGGCTGCTGTGGCCTTGACGGCTGGAATAAATCTTTTGAAAAGGAAGTCGTTATAGTAATTCAGAGAGTTGGCAATTATGGGGCCGACTCCTGGAATCTTACGAAGCAATCCTCCGTCTCCGGACGACAAGCCCTCTGAGTGCTCTTGGAGGGCTTTGTAGTCTGTGCCGGTAGTAAAACCTTGGCGAACCATTGCCCTGATCTTTGTTTCTGAAAAAGGATCAGACGGGTCTACCCTCGCTCCGTCGAGGATATCCGGGCCGTTAAGAGTGAACGGATTTATACCCGTCATCAAACCACGAAGGGCGATCTGCACGGTATGGAACGGCGACAACGACAGCAACGTCTGCTTCAACCGGGTTCCGGCTCCGAGCAGAGCTTTGCCAATCGGATGCTTTGCGATGTCCGATGGTTCAAGCCCGAGCCTATCCTTCAAGTACTGTGCGAATTCAGGATGGGCCAAAATGTCGGAGCGCACGAACACGGAGTGTCCGGACGAATCGTTGGTAATGAAGTTCCAGCCCTTCATCGCCTGCTTGTCGAGTGCGATGTAATCCTGGGGGTTCCAGGCGTAATTTCGATCTAACTTGTCGTTGAAGTCTTTGAGCCCTGAGAAGTCCTTGTTCGCCAGCATCGATTTCAGATACATCAGGTCCGTGCGAAGCTTGTTGTTACCCACTTCGTCGTACTGTGCGTCTTTTCTCGTAGCTTGTTCTTCGAGCCGGTCGATGGCGGCTCCGATGTTACTCGGATGAACATACGGAGTTATATCCTTGATCGTACCGTCGTCCAAGAATCTTTGTAAGTCACCTGTCTGCTGTAAGTGAGATACCACGGGCGCGGCGATGTTGATCTTACGCACCCGGCTCGGATCGATGAACGTCTTCGGGTCTTCTCCGTTTGGTCCGGACACAACTTGGCCCGACCCCGACAACACGACAGCCGGACGGCCATCGGAGGCCCGAGTGAAGTTGTCTCTCAACGTGTCGATCAGTTGCTTGTTCGCCGCAGCTTTAATGAGCATAGCCCGGCCACGCGCGGTAATCTTCGCCGGGTCGAGTTCCATTTGCTTCGGAGATTTTAGCAATGCGGTTAGGTTCGAATCGTATACCCGCTGCTTGGCCATCGAGACGTTTGTGGCAAATTTTCCGCCCTTCGCGTCCGACAATATGACCCTACCCTGGGGGTTCGTGTCTTTGTAGACACGGGTCATGTAGTCTTCCAAGTAGTGGTGGAGGATGTCGTTCGACGATCCGATTTCGAAGTTGCGGTCTTGTTCGTCTCTCAGGAATTTGGCAGCAGCCATTTCCTTTTCAGACAGCGAACCCTCAGCCACTCTACGCAGCGAGTTCATAACCAGGTCCTGATATTCTTTAGGCTGGTTTTTGAACACGTTCGAGCGGATCATTTCGTCGATGTTGTCCGGCAGTCCATTATTCGGACTTTCTCTGGAGAACAGTCCATTATCTGGACGCACCCGGCTGAACAACGGGGGACGAATTTGGCTCTGATCGAAGGCCACATACGAATCCCCGTGTCCTTCTACTTTGTTATCGTAAACAAGCCCATCATATCCTTTAGATTTTAAGTAAGACTTAACCTTTTCAAGTTCTTCGTTGTTCGCTTGGGCGAAGGCATCCATTCTCTCCTTTGCTAAGTCTGGTCCCTGTAACTCCCCAATGTCTCCAACAATTTTCTCTGAACGGAGATAGATTCGAGAGTCTAGGTCTTTGAGGAAAGACTCAGGCAGAACCCCTTGCTCAACAAAGCCTCTGATAACACCTTCGGCAGCGGAGTGCGAACCTCGGAGGTCCTCGACGCGCAAAGGATTCTTTATTCCAAGACTTGCCTCTACCACCCGTCCCTTTTGGTCCCCTCCTGCAAATTTTTGGGCTAGTTCTTTGCTCAAAGTAAAGTGAGCCCCCAGCCCATCAGTACGAGGGCTCCCTTCAAAATCCTCCGGGGACCCGTGGTAGAAGCGGTTCTCCTTCTCTCGGGAAAACAGTCCATTATTCGGACTGAACTCCGTGTTGTCAAACAACCCGGGCTCTGATTTCCGAGCGAGGTGGTTCGCTATCCTTGAGTCGGTGCGGGCGGTTTCGAGTCTGCCAGCCGCTGCATGAAGTTCAGCAGAAGGCTCCGCAGCTTGTCCTTCGATAGGCTTTGCTGGGACGTACTTGGCGAGTTTTGTGTCGAGGGCATTTAGGTCTCCTCCTATATTTTTGAATGCTGCGCGAATTTCGGGATCGTTTTGGAGCAGGTCTGCGAAGTCCGAGGAATGTTCTGCTACGAGTTCGGGTGTGAGCAACCGCTGTCTGATAATTTCTTGGGGCGGAATCCAACGGTCATTGCCCCAACCGGATAATTCGGCTAGGGACTTGATGAAACTCCAGATTGCGGCTTGTGCCTGGCGGGGCGCGATACCTTCGGCCTTGGCCGCTTCGCGTACCTTGGCGGACATAGCGTCGTAGATTGCGGGCTTGCTGATCCGGTTCGGGTCTTGGTCTTCGAACACAGCCATCCACGTGTCGTGGGTGACGCGGTTTACGTCTTTGCCTAAATTGGTTGCAAACGCGGATACTTTAGGCCCGGACAACGGTTCTCCCTGCAACGCACGAATTGCATTGCCCATGCGGGCGGGTAGGTCTACTCCCTGGGTCTGACCACGGCCTTTGAGGATGCGGAAGAGCGAGGCGTTCTTGTTAGCAACCTTGGTTCCGTCCCATTCAACATCTGTCGGGCGACCGGCCTTATCCCACTTGGACCAGAGGTTCAGAGCCATGAGCAGATTCTGTCTTACCGGCTGCACCGGAGATAAAGCAGCGACGAAATTCAGGAACTTCTGTTTGTCCTTTGGCTTGAGGAAGTCTGCACCGGAGTCGAGGAGAGCATCGAACGCTCTGGACGACCGCTCGTACCACAACTGCCCGGCTCTGCCTGCCCGTGCTGCGGCGCGGTACTCGGCGACATCCGGAATCATGTTATAGGCTTCGACTAGCATGTCCCGTTTCTCGGGCGTGTCGTGCTTTTCGGCTTCGTCGGGAAGGAATTTCTTGACGTAGTTCCAGGTGCGCTCACGGGCGGATAACCCGGGTCCATTTTCCGGACTAGCATCAGACCGCAGAACCGATTCAACAGGGGTATTCTTGAAGGCTTCGACAACTCCGCTGTGCGGGTTATAGGCACCTTCGTACCCGGAATCGTGTATCATTTTTTCATAAATGGTAAAAGCGAGACCGGGAGGAACGGCGGATACATCTTCCCCTCTAAAGTTTCTTACCTTTGGGCTCAGTCTTTCAGCTTCCGCTTTCGCTTTATCGAACAAACCATCCGGGTCTGCTGATAAGTCGTATAGGTTCTCTGCATTCAAACTAGCTCGGTACTGATAGGGAAGAGACGTGTATGTTCGTTCACCATTCGTTCCTTCTAGCTGGAAGAAGGACCGATCCACCCATTGTTCGGGGAACCGATCCCGACGCAGTTTTTCCTCCCCGGCGGGTGCCCGTTTGTTTGTTCCCCACTTCTCCGGCTTGATTTCAGACAGATCGGAGTGTCCGGAGCCGTGGGTGGCTTCAATAATCGGGAAATTCTTTGCTCTGGCAAACGGGTGTGGCTCTACCGGTTGGTCGGCTTCTCGAACGAGCTTCGAAAGCCCCACGTAATCGGGGCTGGATTCGAATTTTTGACGAACTGCACGCCACTCTGGGTGCTTTGCTTCGAGAGCGGAGAGTCTAGATTCGAGGACTTGTTGAGCGACGGCCCTGCTTGAATAATCGCCGTGTTCGAAGTATCTGCCATTGGTTTCTGTTACCTTTCCTATGCCTAAACGATTTGAAATTTCTTCGACTCTTGGACGAAGATCGTTGTCTGCTTTGCTGATGACATGAACTATATTTCCCCCCGGAACTGGTTCAATAGTGTCCCCAGGGATTTGATGAGACTCTAGAAGAGCCCCCACAGTTCGGGCATCCGCCATACCTTCTGGAACTCTAAATTGAAATAAAGTGTCGGACCCGCTTCCCGGAATAAATCCGGCTCCCATGTTTTGATAAGCAGCCTTGGACATAAAGGCGTTGTGGTACTCTACCGCATCCGGATCGGTGCCCGGGGCGAATCTTTGAATTGTAGAATTTTCTGCCCCGCCAAACCAGTGTCCGATGGCCGGGCGAGTCACAACCCGTACCCCGGGAAGTGCGCTAGCGAAGTCGTTGGACAGCCGCTCGGTTATAATCTGTGGACGAGAACCTAACCGAATTTGAGCATCGGCTACCGACCCGATGTTATGGACATTGGGTGATACAAAACCAACGAGGTCCTGGTTCTCTTCGGGGGATATCTCGCGGGCTTGCAGCCCACGAAGTCCCCGTTGAGCCCGATCCGCGATCCAGTCCAATTCCTTCTGCGTAACCCACTTATTTCCCCCCGTATAGGAGTACAGTTTTCCTATAGCATCTTTTGCTATTTCCGGGGGAAGAACGGCTCTAAAGAGTTCCTTGGCTCGGTTGTAATCAAAAAGTTCTCCTTTTTCGTGGGCGCGGTACCTTCCGGTTAGCTCGCGGGATGAGAGTCCATTATTCGGACGACTGATGTAGTAAGCTTCTTTACCCTCAACTAGCTCCGGCTCTTTTCCTACATCGTACCCCGCAAGTTTTAGTATTCTAGCATATTTACCCAAATAGTCCTGGTTGAAGGACATCACATGAATTTTGGGGTGCTTTTCCAACCACGAATCTAAGATGGGTTTTAGCTGCTGAAAGGGAATAAATTTGGGGGGAAATTTTTGGTGTTGCTGTGTTACGGAAGAACTGTCTCTTCCCTCCTGTTGGAACCCCAATTCGAACCAATTCGGGTCGTCTTTAGCTGTTGCAAGTTCGATCTCGTACCCCGGAACACGGGCCTTATCGACAAGCGACAGCCCCATTTCGTCCAATGTTTCCGGTTCTTTGCGAACTAGTTCTTTGGCTGAGAGACCTTCTTGCGGTTTTGTTTCACCCAGTCCAGCAGGGCTTCTGGACCCTTCTTGTACGCCTCCCAAGACGTTGTTACCTGCTTCTTGGTCGGAACTACGATTTGCTGCTTCTCTTGCGGCATAAATATCCTCCACGTGTTGACGTGCGATGTCGTTAATGCGGTTCGCCTCGTCCAGGGACTGAGGGCCGTGTTTTGCTTCGACTTCTTTGTAGTACTCGTTGAGCCAGTGGGCAGCGTCTTCGTCAGACACAGCTTCTGGAATTAGTCCGGTTCGGAACTTGGCTGCGGTTTCAGCTACCCTCGTAACCGGGTCCTTCTCGTATTCGAGGTTGTCGAGATACGAAGTTTGACCTGCTGGTATTATACCACTTAACCGGTCCCATTGGGGCTGGTCTAGGTGGGTACGAATGTCCCCGGCCTGAGAGAGTTCTCTCTGCCAGGTATGGTGGAGTTCTTCCGCAGCAACACGAACCGTGAAGTTGGGATCAACCTCTGGGGATTTGGCAACGGCGGTAAGGTGCGAGTACTCCCGAGCCTTGGCGAACAATTCGCTGACAGGGCTATCGGGGTGCAGCTTAGCTGCTACTTGCTCCGCTTCGGGGAACGAATAGCTGATTCCGGAACCTACCGTACCTGTGTTAGTTGCAAATTCAGACCAAGCGTGGGGGCTCAACCAGACAACAGGTCTGCCGTCAGCCCCGACACGGACTTCTCCGGCTGTGTTAGAGCCTTCTGGAACTACATGGGTCTGGCCACGGGGGATACTGGCCGAATCAAGGAGTTCACCTCTTGGGATAGGCAGTCTATCGTCCCGTCCGAGAGCTTCGGCCAAGGGGTTATACCACTGCGCAGCCTTGACCTTGTCCCCGCCAGTAACTACTTGGTGGAAGACCGAGGCGAGTTCCAAGTGCTTTTGTGCTAGGACATCCGGCTTTTCTCCGAAGATTGATTCCAACATTCCAGGCTGAACATGACCCAGTATCTCTCTGGCTTTTGTGTCCAGATCGAGAGCCCGTTGTTCAGCTATAGCGTGCTGGGTCTGAACTTCGTTGATAGCTTTCTGAGCAAACAGCCATTCGTCATTTGGCCGGAACTTGTTGGTTTCAATTAAAGGCTTGAAGAGTTCGCCAGCAGAGTGCAGAGCGTGGCTGGCTCCAAGCACACCAAGTCCTCCGGAGATTGCGGCTTCGGTGCCGTACTCCAGAGCCTTGTCGTAGTCGCCTTCCTTCAGGGCGTCGAAGAACCGAGGGGACATAGCCGCCGCCGATTCCAGTTGCTGAAGAGTGAAACCCGTATTGAGGAGAGTATTCGCAGTCTTCGCCGCCCGGGCGGTTGCAGCGATAGGCAGTTCGGGTGAGATGTTCCGCAAGACCTGAAACGCCCCACGCTCGACCATGTTACCTTTGAGCAGGTCGTATTCGGTCAGGCCGTTCTTGAAGAGCACATCCTGCCCGCGTTTCCACAAATCCGGATCAACCCCAGATTCGCGGACAGCATCCTCGATGGGGTGAAATCCGGTTTTGGCTGCGGACAGGGTCTCACCGGTGCGGGCCAGTTCTTGAAGCTCGGCGTTGGAGAACCCCCCGTTAGCCGTAGCAATAGTCTCCCGAGCCTTAGCTTCCGCAGCCGCGTGCTCCGCTATTTGTTCTTCCGTGGCGTTTTCAGGCAACACCCCGGACAGACGGTTCTCCAGAAACGCTGCTCTTTGACCCTCACCCTTGAGACCAACCATAGCCAGATTTCTCTGGACCTCGGGCTCGGCGAGTTCCGACATCTTGTTGATGTCCCCGAATACCTTATTAGCCTTCAGCAGCAGGGCTGGGTCGTGCCCTCCTGCGGCCAGCGCCTCTCTGAGGACCGGTTCCAGTGGCTTCTGCGCCTTGTAGGCGTCTAGGGCCGTCTGCGAGGCTTTGGTGATACCTGCGATTTCGGCGTCCGTGAACATCCGGGTGCCTTCTGCGGTCAAAGCTTCTTTGAGAGCAGTTGACCCAGCGGACTCGATGAAGCCGCCGGTTCCGAAGGTGGCGGCGGTTAAAGCCGCCGATAAGGGGCTGAATAGCCCGTTTACCACATGGTACAGTCCGCGCAAAGCCCCGGAATTTCCCCCGTAGTTTGGAGACAGATCGTCTGGCAGACCGAAAAGAGATTCGGTTAAGGGAGTGTTCGCCCAGTCCCAGGCCCGCTTATAAAAAGGTTGCGAAGAATCCTGATAAAGATGCTGAGGAGGAGTTTCGGGAGCAGACTGTCTGCTATTTGTACTTTGATCCCCAAACAGATCGCCAATACTGGATGAACTGGGAGAGACAGGTTCGGTAGGCGGAGTATTTTGAACAGAAGACGGCGGACCCCCAAATAGGTCGCCGATGGGGGACGATCCGGTACTGGGGGTTTCTGTTGTCGCTTGTTTTCCAAACAAATCGCTTAAATCAGGTGCTTGGGCCATTCTTCCTTCAGTCTTTTTCCGCCGTGGCGAAAGGTTACGCCTTCTGTTATCAAACGATTACGGACGGCTACGTGAGTAAGTTCAAATTTTACGGCAATTTCTTCAGTAGTATACCCACTATTATAAAGATGAGCCAACTCCCTATTGTCGATTTCGAGAAATTTTTCTTTACCTTCCGCAATTAGTCTAGCCTTTCTGGCCTCCCTTGGATTCAAACGAAGCTTTATACCAGATTCCTCTAGTCTGCGCTTGATGAGGGTTTTTTCTACCCCGAAAAGTTTAGCTATTTGTCGCGTAGTTTTTCCATCTTTGTAAAGCCGCCCAACCTCTTCTGAGGATACCTCATGTTTAAAAAGAGGATTATTCTCTCCACGAGGATGAACAAAAATCTTTTTCACCTTTATCTTTTTAATTCTTGGACGAAGTTGAATACCCGCTTCTTTTAGCCTACTTAGGATACAATTTGAACTTGCCCCTAACGAAGAAGCAATCGTATTAGACCCCTTCCCTTCTAAATAAAGTTTAACAACATCCTCGACGGCAATGTCTCTCCGAGCGATTCCAGAGGATGCCTTCATTTTGACTATGGTTTCCGGGGAACGCTTGAGACCACTAGAAGTGTCGCCACCTTCTCCACCCTCCGTCATGTTGTAACCGTACAACGAGTTTCTGGAGCCCAAACGAGCGATCCACTGCGTCTCTAAGTGATTTAGTTCCGACAGAGTACTCGCATAATCTACAGCAGAGAAGTAAAAGTTATTTAATCCGTGCTTTCTCATGGAAGCATATAAATGGGTCACCGTTCCCTTCGCTAGCTCCAAAAGGTGCCTGTGCCATCTTACCTGCAAAGTAGTTTTGGTCTTCCCGACATATATCTTCCCATTAAGCTTATTGACAATCAAGTAAACAGTGAACATGATATTATACTACCATACCCCCATACTTTTGTCAATACAACTTTAGTAGGAACTGCCCTTGGTCAAGTCCATACCAGCCAATCTCTGCTGATCCGTGAGTGGCGCGGGGGCTGGCCCAACAACCATCCCGACCATAGCCTTGTTCTGCGCATCAGACGTTGTTGGGTTCGGGTTAGCCAACGCTTGGTCGTACTCTGCCTGTGTGGTTTGGTAGGTGCTTCCATCCGCTCTCTTGACCAATATCTTAGCCGACGGTGACGCTGGAGGGGTTATTCCCAAGCCTTTGTAAATGGCTTGCTGTTGCTCAGGGGTAGCTCCGCTAGTTGACACGGCTTGGTAGACTTCTTGTGGAGTCTTCCCCTTTAGACGGCCCACAGCGGCGTCTACCTTGGGATCAGAACCCGTACCTCCTCCAGTACCAATAACCAAACGGTTCAACTGCTCTTGCTTTTGAACCAGCCCAGAAATTGTGGTTTTAGCCTCTTTTTGAGCCGCTGGGTCAGAGGAGTCGTCCATTGCTTTTACCAAGGGAGAATCCGACCGTAGTTCGGAGTTGATGCCGTTGAGTTGACTGATAATATCGGGCTGCATGGCTATGATTTCGTCCGGGGTAAGATGTATCTTAGCATCTCCCGGTTTCGAAGGATCAGCGGGAGTCCAATCACTTCCATTGGCCAACAGCTTCTTTTTGGCGCTCCTCGTCCACTCATCGTTTTGTGATTTAAGCTGGGCATCACGAGCCGCTCTATCTTCGTTTCCAATAGCTTTGTTTTCATGGGTTATCTGAAGCTGCGCAAGTTGGAGTTTCAAATCCCGTTCTTTGTTCGCAGCGGCTCTATCATCTGCCGCTTGCTTTGTTTGTTCAAGGGCCATTGCTCTAGAGTTCAGAGTTACAAAGTCGTCATATTTAAGCGTCTTTGTTCCATCTGGTGCAGTTTTCACATAACCGTTCAGCACCTCGGGACTGGCCATGCCCGAAGCAGCCCAGCGGTCTAAAAGACCCGGAGTAACAGGGATACTATCCGTTTTATTATAGGCGTTCCACACAGTCTGATAACTTACTACCTTCTCTCCGTTTACATCTACGGTGTAAGGCACCACACCGACCGGCTCCCAATCAACTGTCGTATCTCCTTTGTGGGCGGGATCATTCAACCAAGTCAAATGAGCCGTTTCCGAAACATTTTCTTTTCCGGGGATGGGCTTCAATCCAGCAGCTTGATATCCCGCCACAACGGGAGCGGCTTTGTCCACATACTGTTGGTGCTTGTCCCACCCTTCTCCCTGAATGTCCTGCAAAGCCTTGAGCTTCTGAAAATTCCACATAGTAATCTGCGCTTTACTCTGTGTCTCCTCTCTATTCTCTTGATTCTGTTTTAGCTGATTCTGCCACTGTTGCTGCGCCTGTTGCTGCTTCAGGAGGTCTTGTTGCTGCTGATTTTGTTGCACAGCACGAGCACCGGCACCAGCCGCACCCCACCCACTTCCTGCATTGTGTTCGGCATTAGCGGTTCCGGCTCCGGCTCCGAGAATAGCCCCTGCCAGGATACTGCGGAAAAGATTTCCTGGTTTGTTCGGAACTTGGACAGGGACAGGGCCGTTGGGTCCCTGCTGATACTCTGTTTGACTTCCCAACAAGGCATGAACAGCCCGCTGCCAGGGGCTTGGGCCTTTGACCGAGGGCGCTGATGGGGCTCCCATAGACGGCGTCTGACCGGACATATCTACGGGGGGTTGTGCCGGTTCAGGACCAACTCCCGCTTGCGGATTGGGAACCACGCTCGGGTTATTAACCCCGGGGACGGGTGGAGGAGTTGTTACTTGCGCTGCTACGGGATTGGGAGCCATCGGATCGGGCATTTACTTTTCCTCTTCGCGGAAGTAAGCCAAAGGTGTTTCCGCAGTTATAGTTTGATCTTTGAGGGCGCGACGAAGGAATTTTACAACCTGCTGCTGCCCAAGTTTTTGGTCGATACCCATCACGCGAAGGAAATTTTCCAACTTGTCTTCTTCCTTGATACCGGCACGAGATTTTCCTTCTATCTTAATCCCAGCATCGAAGCAAGCTGCTCGGTATCCCGCAAGCCAACTTTTGAACACCCTTCGGCCCTCCAGGTCTATCTCATTCTTGCCCGGGCGCGAAAAGCTGAGGATTCCTGTCGGATTCTTTATTTGATACAGGACGCCATCGGGGTTCGTGGTTGACCCCTTTAGGTTCGCAATCGCATCTACTAATGCCTCGATCCGTCGTTCATTCATTGTTTTGTCCTATTCGTCAACTTGTCCATAAGTGTTGCCACCGCTCCATCCCATGTTCCCGTATGAAGCCGCGTCATTGAGGGAAGAACTCCCCCCGCCCCCAAACATACCTCCCAGAGCACTTCCTGCCGCCCCTCCGAGACCTCCGGTAAGCGCATCAAGTCCGGCGCTCGCGGCCCCGCCCAAAATTCCTCCCACAAGATTCCAAGGAGACGCCGCATTATTGGCTTGTGCGACGGCGTTAGCCTCAGCGTCAGCGGCCTGTCCGGAAGAGTTGGCGGAATTGGAGTATCCAGTTGGGTTATATTGAGAAGCTACGCTTCCTAGTTGACTGATAGCTGATTCGTAGGTATTGTATCCCTGTTGATAACCAGCGTTCTGAATTCCAAGAAGCTGAT